AAAGACAATCATTTATGTCATATTGAAAAAGATATGAGACAACTGAGAACTCTTGTGTGGTTTATAGGAACTACTGTTTTCTTACAAATGTGTTATTTAATAATTAGGACTTTGATGTAATTTGCACGTATTTAGAAAATCAAGTACAAAACATTTATGTCTAATAAGTGCATACTTATAATTTCAGATACTCATTCACCATATCACCACCCTGATCTAATTCCTTTCCTTTCTGCTATCAGGAGAAAATACAAACCTGATAGAGTGGTGCATATTGGTGATGAGTGTGATAAACATGGATTGAATTTTCATGGTCAAGATAGTGACTTACCAAGTGCAGGTGATGAACTTGAACAAGCTAGAGTTACTATTCATCAGATAGAAAAGTTGTGGCCAAAGATTGATTTATTACACTCAAATCATGGCAGCCTTGCATATCGCAGAGCCTTCAAAGCAGGACTACCAAGAGCATACATGCGTGGTTATAACGAAGTGTTAGAGGTAGGACCAGGCTGGAAGTGGCACAGTGAACTTACAATCCGATTGCCAGATGGCAATGACGTTCACTTTCATCATGGCAAGTCAGCAAACATTATGGCCGTTGGACAAAAACAAGGAACTTGTTATGTGCAGGGTCATTTTCATACCAAGTATGGCATTTCTTATTGGGGCAACCCATCATCCTTGCTGTGGGCCATGCAGGTAGGGTGTCTAATTGATAAGGATGCTTTGGCTTTTGCTTATGATAAAGTATTCAAAGATAGGCCTATTATTGGGTGTGGTATTATTATAGATAGCCAGCCAAAATTGTTACCTATGGTATTGAACAAAGGTGGAAGATGGAATAAAGTGTGTCCGTGAAGACACTAGAAAAACAAATAAAAGGCGACCACTACATAAAATTTCGCATACAGCCAGCAGAGTTTATCAATAAAAACAACTTACTGTGGGCAGAAGCTAACGTAATTAAGTACGTTTGCCGTCATAAAATGAAGGGTAAAAAAGAGGATATAGAAAAAGCTATACACTACCTGGAAATGATAATAGAAAGAGATTATGAGTAACGTGGCTAGAATGGAAATACCAAATAGAATGCGATGTATAACTTTTCCATTAAATATAGATAATGTATTTTATAGGGTTACATTGGATTACATAACTACAAAAACCGGTATAACTGTCGTAGCTGTATGGGTACGAACAAAGAAATCAGAGTCAACTTTAGATAGAGAAGCACGTAGCGATGGTAAAGCAACTTCTTTGTTGTTGCAGTTTGGCTGTGGATTAAAAGAAATGGTAGATACTTTTACGAGAGACAATGTTATAGGCTCAGTCGTTTGGTATATACAAAAAAATTTACAAGATATATTAGAAGGCAATCAACCTGACAAGTTACCACAATTATCTACACAACCGTCAGGATATACAATTAAATAAAATAGGAGGTTTCAATGGGTATTCCCTTTGAGATGATTACTATGCTCGGTTCTACCGTGTTGGGTGGAGTGATGAGTATTTGGTCACAAAGTATTAAAGCAAAACAAGCACAACAAAAGATGATGCTTGAAAGAGCTGAAGTTCAAACAGCAGCATTTAAAGATGCTAGAGAATATGAAAACGTAGGCTTTCAATGGACACGCAGAATAATTGCACTTACAGCAATATTTGCAATTATTGTATTGCCAAAGATATTACCTTTGATAGATCCACAGGCGCAAGTTATAGTGGGTTACTTAGAATTTAAACCTGGGTTCCTTTTCTTTGAAGGCAAAGAAGTTATGCAGTGGGTTCCTATGGCAGCAAGAGGAATAGTAATCACACCGCTAGATACGAATTTAGTTGCAGCGATCACAGGATTATACTTTGGTGGTAGTCTGGTTAAAAAATGATCTGGATAATTACGGCCATGTTATGGCATGTTGATGTTGAAGGACCATCTTATAGTACATATTCTGAACAGACGTTCAGTGGTAAAGTTGAGTGTTTAGATTATGTTTTCTGGAACAAAGCTGAATTGGTTTATAAACTTGCAGAAGTTCACGGTGAAAGAGATGGACAAAACCTTAGAACATGGGCCTTCTTTTGTGAAGGTAGAGAGCTAGACGAAGTATGACAGATGAAGTAAGAGTATCAGATAGCACGGCTATCTCCATGCCTATGCGCAACTTGCTCAGTATAGTGGGGGCTTGTCTGGTAGGAGCTTGGTTTGGCTTTGGGGTTATTGAAAGACTAAATATCATAGAAACAGAAATACAGCTTATGCAGGCTGATCTAGAAAAGAATACTGAATTTAGAATTAAATGGCCAAGGGGAGAGCTGGGTTCACTACCAGCCGACTCGGAACAATTTATGTTGATTGAGTATATTGGTACACAAATAGAGGCGATTGAAGAAGACTTAAAGGATCTACCAAAAGATAGATCACAAGACCTTACCATAAACTTTTTTGAAGATCGTATTCTAAAACTAGAGGATGCTGTAGAGGATTTAAAAGATAAGGTAAGACAGAATGGAAACGATTAAATTAGTATTTGCAATATTGATGATACAGAACGGATCAATTATTGAGTATGTTCCAACTGACGGCATGACCGACTGTTTGAAACAGCGCAGAGTTATTGAACGTAACATCGGAGCCAATCAAGACGGTATGGTAATGCAATGCAAAGAGGTAAAAGCAGAGCTGTATGAAGATATGGGCAGGCTTAAAATTAAAAAGATACATGACTAATGAGGAGGGTAAAAAATGTTAAACTTGGAAACTGTGAAAAATGCAATAAAGAAATCTGGAGATTTGGCACTCCGTTTGTTGTGGAAGAAAGCAATATCATTCATAAAAGATATTTGTGCCACGACCCTTACAAAAGTAAAGAAGAAGATTGCTTCACTTCGTACATCAGGCCGTAACTAAAACTTAAAAGCAAAAAACCTTTTAAGTATCTCTGTTGGATTAATGTTGTCTCGTTCTAACATATCCCTATACAGATTGAATACCCATTCAGGATTAAGATTGGCCAAATGGCAAACTAATTGAAACTGTTCATCTTTCTTTTCAAACCACATGCGTGCTTCTACACAGTCTAATAAGTGTAATGTTCTTTGTTTTGATATTCTGAAATCTTTACTGTCTACGAAATCGTAGTAAATTCTATGGTTAGGTGCTTTGCGCTCAACGATGCTGACATCATTAAAGTCCATACGTGAGTCATGTAAAGCCACTATAATAACAGAGACCCATAGTTGGATTTCTGGTGTCATTTCTGGTTTGTTCTGGTGATGTTCTTGGTTTGTTTTCACTCATAGAACTAACCATAATTTACACACTCTGTCTACGATTTGACTGACTGGTCAAAATAAACCTATATCAACGATGTTTTATTTTGGTTCATATACACCATCAGTTTTTGATCGTATAATTTAGCTTTATCTCTTAAAAGAAACCACTGCTCATCGGCACGTGTAATTTTTTCATGGAAGTCTTTGGCCTCTTTAGAGGCTTTAGCATCATTCATTCTTGCGCTTTGAGAATTACTTGTTTGTTTGTTAGCAATGATTGCCTCCTCATTAGGTTTCCATCTGTTTAAAGATTTTGCCTTTGCTTCAGCTATAGCTGACTCTTTCGTCTGCAATTGTTTCTCTTTCCAATCAAAAATATCTTGTACTTCTTTTGCACTTACAATCTCAATCATAAATATTTCCTAACATTGATCGTCTTCATCGCTTTCAATATAAGCATCAGCAATGACCTCTGATACTATATCTCTATGAGAAAGTTTTTCTTTGTATTCAGATATAGTTTCATATTTTGGTTTAGCTTTATTTAATCTTTCACCCAAAGATTTTAGGCGTTCAGTGTATTCATCAATTTTATTTTTTGGTATATCTGACATAATTATTTCTCTGGTTTAATTGATTCATCTATTGTTTGTTGCAATCTATCAAAATTTTGTCCTAATCTTTTTGCATCTTCCATCAAAAAATTAAGTGAAGATTTAATACGATCAATCCTAGACATTAGTTCAAGATAATTTAAGTTTGTTTTCATATCCTTGCTCATGTGTACTCCTATAATAAATTACATTCTTTTTGTTTTAAATATAAACAAGCTGGTAGATATGTCTTTCCTATCGCTTTCTGATAGCACTCTAAGCACTTCACTAGAATTTACAGTTAGCCAACAATCTTCATAAATTTTCAATAAATCTGTGTAGGATACATCTTTTTGACCGTCCTGGTTTAAGGTTGAGTTAGTAACATATTTTGTTTGACCATTAGATTTAACTTGATTTTTAACTTCAGGCTCATCATCCTGAATGTTTTCGACTTCAGGTTCATCGTCATCTTCAAGCCAACCGCTAACAATTGCCTTGGAAATAAAATTTTTACCTGCATTTTTGCCAGATTTATGAACGGCTGATTCACCTTTTGCCTGCACTAAGAGACTCTCATTTGGTCCTAAATCCTTGAGTTCTTGAGCAAATTTGCTCATATCATACTTTGTATAACCTCTGTGATCTGTGTTTTTCATATCGTTTATAATAAAATACCAGTTTGGCTCTTTAGGGTCTGTAGTATAATCATTTAAAACTTTTAACTTACCTTGTGTTTTATAATTATAAACGGTTTTTTTTTCTTCTTTTTTAGACATGTTTTCTGACATTTTTCTTAACTTTCCTTTCCTTTTTATGTAGCCATTGATAAGTTTGTAAAACAGATTTAACAGCTTTAATATCTGCTTTTGTTAC